AAGTAATAGTTGCCTTCAATCAAAACGCGGAATCTAAAACTACAATTGACGACATACCTTTAAACGATGCGCCCGAACATTATACATACCTTTCCGAAGAATGTTTGCGTAAGATAATGTTAGGACACAACGTTACTTCGCCTTTGCTTTTTGGTATTGCAAGTTCTAACGGGTTTAGTTCGAATGCAGACGAATTGCAGAACTCTTTTATTCTTTTTAATAATATGGTTATTCGACCATTTCAAGAAGAAATATTAGAAGCCTTCGACCGCATTTTAGCATATAACGGAATTAGTTTAAAACTATTCTTCAAGACGCTCAAACCACTTGAATTTACAGACCTTGAAAACGCACAAACAGAAGAACAAGTAGCCGAAGAAACGGGAACAGATACAACAGAACTAAAAGCCCAAAGCAATTTAGACAACGAAGTAGCTACGGCATTAATTGAACTTGGAGAAGACCCTAACCCCGAATGGTTATTGGTAGACGAATACGAATTAGATTACGACACCGACGAAGCGGAAAACGAATTATTCAAAGAGCGCAAAAAAACACTATTTGAAAAAGCTAAAAAGATAGTTTCCACGGGCGTAGCGTTTCCTAACTCAAAGAGTAAACAAGACGATGTTATAGACGGTATTAAATTTATTACACGTTACGTTTATGCAGGAGTTACAACGGCAAAGAGTCGGGAGTTCTGTAAAAAAATGATAGCCGCAAATAAGATTTACCGAAAAGAAGACATAGAAAGAATGTCAAAGCAAGTAGTTAACGAAGGTTGGGGGGCGCGAGGCGCTAACACTTATTCGATTTGGTTTTACAAAGGGGGCGGTAACTGCCACCACAGATGGAATAAACAAGTTTACGCAAGTTTTGAAGGCACGGGAATAGACGTTAATTCCCCTAACGCTAAAGTAATTGCAGGGGCTAAAGCGGAAAAATTAGGCTACGTTGTTAAGAATGACAAGAAAGTAGCGCAAAGACCCGTGGATATGCCGTATAATGGCTTTTTACCAACCAATAAAAGATTTAAATAATGGCTGAAGCATTATTAATAACCCGTGACGATTTAGTACGATTTACCGCAGTTAACGGGAATATGGACACGGATACCTTTATACAATGGATTAAGGTAGCCCAAGACATTCACATACAAAATTACACGGGTACGGACTTACTGAATAAGATTAAAACAGACATAATAAACAACACGTTAGCAAACCCGTATTTAACCCTTGTCGAAACCTACTTAAAGCCTATGTTGATCCATTGGGCTATGGTTGAATTTTTACCTTTTCAAGCCTATACAATAGCTAATAAAGGAATTTTTAAACATAGTTCCGAAAACGCTACAAACATAGATAAAAACGAAGTAGACTTCTTAATAGAGAAACAACGTCAATTAGCAGTATATTACACCGAAAGATTCATAGATTATATGAGTTTCAATAACGCTTTGTTTCCCGAATACACTACGAATAGTAATGGAGATGTTTACCCTTCTTCAGATTCCACAACTTATACGGGTTGGTACTTATGAAAAAGATTTATACCCCTAAAAAACAAAACATTATTAAACTAACGAAGTTATTAATTAAACTAAATAAAAAATGAACTATTGGGGACAAGGCGCAGTTAATGCCATAGGTTGGGGACAAGGTGCAAAAAATATAATAGGTTGGGGTTCTATTTGTGCCGATAGTTGGTCACCCAATACAAATTTAGTCGGGTGAAAAAATTAGACCACCTTCAAGGATTAGGACTTATATATTACATATTTGGATATGCGGGGTTTATGTTTGCTTTGTACGATGACATACCAATTTACCAAAAACTATTTAGCGCGACGTTTTGCGCATACATTACATATCAATTATTAGCGCATTGGAACTACAACGATGAAAACTAAACTTTCCCTTTTCTTTCTTTCGATACTATCAATATTAGCACCCGTTAAGCCTATGGTTTTAATTGCCGTTGGGTTTATAATATTAGATATGTTTTTCGGAGTTTGGCGAAGTGTAAGTTTATATGGTTGGAAGTCTTTTAGGTCAAGGCGTTTAAGTAACACCGCTTCTAAAAGTTTTCTTTACGCGGGGGCTATTGTATCCGTTTACTTTTTGGAAAAGTATTTATTAGCTGATATATTGGGTCTTTTCGTAAGCGTTCACTTGGTATTAACCAAGGCGTTTACTTTCTTTTGTACATTTATCGAAATTAAGTCTATAAACGAATCTTACGAAGATGTAACGGGAAAGAATGTACTTAAATCATTTAAGGAGTTTTTGACGCGAACCAAAAACGACCTTACCGAGTTTAAAAATTAATCTTATGTACACACGACAACAAATTGAAAAAGCCGTTAAAGATAAGGGCTATAAATGGTTTGAAGATACTTCTAATAAAGGTTACGATGTTAATATAGTAGGGGTTAGAAATAACGCCCCTTCGATAGCCGATAAGGTAACAAACGTGTTCGACGATTTTATAACTATTTCGTTTAAAGATGCGAACGGAACGTGGCAGTTTTTCTGTTGGAACGCGACCACAGACGCGGGGAAAAAAGGCGTTGAAAAATTTGGAAACCCTAAAGGAGTTGCGCGGTTAGTAGCAGGTCAATATCGCGGGGTGTGGGCTATTGACAAGCACAGAGGAAAGTACGACGCTCTTTGCCAAAGATTAGGTAACGTTACGGTGTGGCGCGATGCTAACCGAGACCTAAAGTTTGACGAAATCAAAACGGACACGGGTATGTTTGGGATCAATATACACAAGGCGGGTACGGATTCCACTTGGGTTGAAAATTGGTCTGAAGGTTGCCAAGTTTTCAAACGTGCAAAAGACTTCGAGACCTTTATGTTTATTTGTAAGAAAGCCGCGAAGATACACGGCAATAAATTCTCCTACACTTTACTTGAAATATGAGACTATTTGTAATAGCGTTTTTAGTCGTTTTAACGGCGTTTTCGTGTTCAAGTGAACGCCAAGCACAATACCACTACCGAAAGGCGCTTAAACACGGGCTAAAGTTGGTACAAGACACCGACACAATAAGGATAACTACAATAGATTCTTTCCCCGTAATTATTAACGATTCGATTGTTTACGAAAAATATATCGCATATCGCGATACGGTAATAAACTTTCAAAATGTATACGTGCCAACCACGAAATTTCAAGAAAGAATTCGATATAAGGAACGAATAAAGACCTTAAAAATCAAAGGCGACACCCAAGTTAAGATAGTTAAACACGAAGCCAAAGCCAAGGTCAAAACCAAACAAGTCGTTAAATATCGTACTTCGTGGTGGGTGGTATTGATAGCTTTTGTTTTAGGCTTCTTTTTGCGGTTTATTCTTAATTCTTCGTTTTTTAATAGGATTAGTTTACTTTTACGTTATAGAAATCAGTTATAATGAAAGTAATTAAACACGGACGCAACGTCCACGAACTGCAATTAAGCGGTAAATTAGTTCACGTCGCTATGTTGTCAGATATACATTGGGACAATCCCCATTGTGACCGCGACCTACTCAAAAAGCATTTAGACTTCTGTAAAGAAAATAATATTCCCGTAATTATTAACGGCGATTTCTTTTGTTTGATGCAAGGGCGGGGCGATAATAGACGTAATAAATCGGACATACGACAAGAACATAACAACGCAAGGTATTTAGATTCGATTGTAGAAACTGCGGTTCAATGGTTCGAGCCTTACGCCGATATTATTAAAGTAATCGGTTATGGCAACCACGAAACGGGCGTAATAAAGTTTCAAGAAACCGACCTATTAAGAAGATTTGTAGACCTACTTAACTACAAGTGCCAAACCGAAATACATACGGGCGGGTACGGGGGTTGGATAATCATTAAACAGATATTCAATACTAACGTAATGGTATCTACGAAAGTTAAGTACTTTCACGGAAGCGGCGGCGGGGGGATCGTAACAAAGGGCGCATTGAATCTTACAAGGGCGTTAGAAATGTACGAAGATATGGACGTGTTTAGTATGGGGCATATCCACGAAAATAGTGGACGAAACGACCAACGCGAAGAATTACACTTCAATGCCAAGCAAGGTTATTCAGTTAAACAGAAAGCAATTCACCTTATGCTTACGGGAACTTACAAAGAGGAATATAACGACGGATACATAGGTTGGCACGTTGAAAGAGGCGCACCGCCAAAGCCATTGGGTGGACGAATTCTTAAAATAGAAACAAAAGAAGTTAATAACTCTTTTATAAAAAACATAGATTCTTTTAAATTTCCGTTGTAATTTAGCGCATAGCGTTTTAATTAGGGGGCAAAAGCCCCTTTTTTTATGTCTTAAAAACGCTGATAAATCAAGGGTTTAGAAAATAATTTGTTAAAAAATCAAAAAAAAATGTTAAAAAGTATTGTTAATTGAAACTTAGTATTTATATTTGCGTATAGTTATTCACGAAACAATTAAAAAAAACGCTATGAAAACAACGAAATTAACAACTAAACAAATTGAAAAATTAGCAATTGTATTGGCTAATCAATTTATGGGAAAAACAATATTAGTAGGTAATAAATACGGATATAACAACGAACAATTGTATTATGGTATACCTAAATTAGCTGATAATAATAGGAGAATTTACACAGATACCAAAGAAATTTCAAATAAACAATTTGGTAAATCAGTATTAAAAATAAATGTTTTTAATTATGTTGAAATGGGGTACAACGAATTTTATAAAACAATTAATGTAAATGTTTCAAAATTATTAAACTTCATAAATGGACAAGAAGTAATTAACAAGGCTCTATTTATGGTAAATTTACAAAACAATTAATAATAATTAAAAAACATGGGGTGCGCATCTGTAACGCACATTTAAAAAAAACGCTATGAAAGATCCTTACGTAAACTCGATTGTTAGTTTTTTAGCCTTGGTTGCTATGTACATTTTATCTTATAACCTTTTATTCTTAATCATATGTTAATTACCTTAAACAAAAACAGAGAAACGGTTGAATTCGAATACTTCGACCGGTACGGGACGTGTGACTATCAAATCAAAGTAGATAAACACGGAGCCTACGAAATCGAATTAAGTAACATCTATTGTGAACTATGCCACTCGGATTACTGCGAGACTTACGAAATGACCGAAGCCGAAATAGAAGGCTTATATTATTGGGTTTGGGAAGAATTAGCCTCTGAAGGTGTTTTTGATTGGTGGCAATCAATAGAAGACGATTGGCATAACTACGGATTAGAAAACGAAAAATACTAACGATGAAAAATAATTTAATAGAGCAAATTAAATGGTGGGTGCAGGATAAGGATTGGACACACCGAAACGGACACTTTAACTTTAACCATTATTGTAACGTAATACAAGCGAAATATGAAGACCTTTATAATAACACACTATTACCAACAGAACCCGAAAGCAAGGAAGAAACGAACGACTACGATAGTTAACGCCTACGATACCAACCACGCTAAATTAGTGTTGGACATTTGGGACAAATTAATAATAAATATAAAACAGATATGACACCAAAAGAAAAAGCAAAAGAATTATTTAAACGCTATATTGAACTTACACAAGAATGGGACGAATTAGACGGGTACATAGTAAATAAATATAACGCCAAACAATGCGCGTTAATTGCTATCGAATTATCTAAAGAATTTGTAACGGGAGATTTAGACGTATCATTTGACAAATTTTTATACCTACAAGAAGTCGAACAAGAAATAAAAAAATTATGACACTTTACGAAAAAGCGAAAGACCTAATTAGCCAACTTGAACTACAAACTAAATGTCGAAAAAGAAGATTCGTTAACCAACGTAGCTACCTTGTTTTTTTCCTACGAAGACACGGTGCAAGTTACCCATACATTGCAGAACTTCTTAAACAGAACCACGCTACTTGTATTCACGCTTATAATAATGCAAGGTATTGGGAAAGAAAAAACGACAAGTTCTATTTTTTAGACACGGAGTTTTTACGCAACGAACTTAACAACTTCGAAATTAGCAGAAGCCTAAACGACTTGTTTGTAGACGTAATTAATTGTGGTAGTATAAAAGAACTTGAAGCAATCCAAGAAAGAATAAAAAGAAATGAATATAAAACACAAATAGAATAATTTAGTTATATTTGTAAGCGGTGTGCAGACCGATTTTATAAAACTTATTTAACCCTATTGGGGAGTAGTGCTGCACCACGAAACCTAATGGGGTTTTTTTATGTACCTATGGAAAGAGATTCAATGATTATTTACCGCAGTTTTTACGAAGCAATTAAAGAACTGCCAAAAGAAAACCAAGCCGAAGTTTGGAACGCAGTTTACGAACTTGGTTTAAATGGTAACTATGTTTCTTTAAGTGGAATTAGTAAAACAATATTTACTTTGATTGCACCACAAATAGAAGCAAACTATAAGAAATTTATAAACGGAAGCAAACCTAAAACGAAACAAAAAGAAAGCAAAGTAGAAGCAAAACAGAAGCTAACTGAAAGCAAAACCGAAGGCAATGTAAATGATAATGTAAATGATAATGTAAATGTTATACCCTCTTTAGAAGATTTTATAGCTTATGCAGTTAAAAATGTTTCAGACATAAACACGGAAGAAGTAAGATTAAAATACGAAAGTTGGAAGGTTAATAATTGGTCTACCAATGTAAAGGGCAAAGAAAAACCAATCAAAAATTGGAAGTCTACTTTATTGAATACTTTACCTTACCTTGGCAGAAAAAAACCCGAAGAACTTTCCGACGATATGAAGGCTTATAACTACGTTCAAAAAATGAAAAATTACATAGACACTAAAGATTACAGAAATGCTGACTAAACAAGGAGATACTATTAAATACTTATTAGACTACAAAGAAGGGAAGATTAAAGAAGGGTTGGGGATAGGTTGCGGGTTAGATGACTACCTACGATTCAAACGCAAACAACTAAATATTATTTTAGGACACGATAATGTCGGAAAAACATATTGGATTAATTGGTACTTCCTTGTATTGGCACTAAAACACGGATTAAAGTTCTGTTTGTGGAGCGGTGAAAATCAAAAAGGACAAATATTAAGAGACTTAATACAGATGTATGCGGGCGAACCATTTAAAAATTTAACTACCCAACAGATTCAATCTTACCTTGGTTATTTAGAACAATTTTTTTACTTCGTGGATAATAGCAAACTTTACAAGCCATTGGAACTTTTGACCATATTCGAAAATTCGGGGTGCGACGTTGCGTTAATTGATCCCTTTACGGGGTTGGATAGGGAAATGACATACGAAGGTAATTATACTTTTATGAATAAAGCAAGGGAGTTCGTTAATAGAACGGGTATGACTATCTATATTAACACCCACCCAAACACGGAAAGTGGACGAAGTGGCAACTTATACACCGAGGGCGAATGGAAAGGACATTTAAAGCCCCCATTAAAAGACCACATAGAAGGCGGGAAGGCTTTTCTGAATCGTTGCGACGATATGTTTGTTATTCACCGGTTAATAAAACACGAAGAAATGAAGTACAAAACTATGGTAGGAGTCGAAAAGGTCAAGGATATGGACACGGGCGGAAAACACACGGGACTAAACGAACAAGTATTATGTAATTTTAACTACGGGTTAGGCTTTGAAGTGTACGGTGTTAACCCAATAGAAGTAATAAAACACGGATTTTAAATTAAAAATTATGGACGATTATACGTTAATTAAAGCAAGTGTACTTTTAAACCACACTTTTACAAAGGTTCGAGTAAGTGTTGACGAGATTAAAGAAAAACACCCCCACAGAAAAGACCTTATAGATTCAATGGAACAAAGTTTAATCGATTTAAACGATGTTCGAAACGCTTACCATACCTTGGAGAAGGAATATAGGGCAGCTATGCAAACTTGTTTCAGACTTGAACGAATCAATTTAGAATTAAAGTTAGAAAACAAGGAGTTAAAAACAGAAATTGAAAGCCTAACTACTGAGTTATGAGATGTAAAAATTGTAAAATAGAATTTATTCCCGTTCGATTTAATCAAAAATACTGCTTCGAATCCGATTGCGTAAAGGTGTGGGTAGAAACTGAAAAAGAAAAGCAATGGAAGAAAAAGAAAAAGATACTAAAAGACGAATTACAGACGCTTCCCGAACTTCTTAAATTAGCCCAAATAACGTTTAATAAGTACATAAGATTAAGAGACAAGGATAAACCTTGCGTAAGTTGTGAAAAACCGTTAGGAGCGAAATACGACGCAGGACACTATTTCAGTATGGGTGGACATAAGGCAGTAACTTTTGACGAAGATAACGTACACGCCCAATGCGTAACGTGTAATCAATATAAACACGGAAACTTAATTAACTACCAAATAGGAATCCAACAGAGAATAGGCGCTGAAAGATTAATAGAATTACACGCCAAAGCCCACGAAGTAAAGAAGTATACAAAAGACGAACTAAAAGAACTGATTAAACAATATAAATCTAAAATAAATGAGATTTGAAACACTTAAAGACCTTCAAAACGAATGCGAGGCAATAGCGATTTTTTGCGATGAATACAATTTAAGTTGCAGAAAGTTGGACGAAAACGACATAGATTTTGAATTACTAAAAGACGAACGAATAATAGGTTACGCAGAAGTAAAAGGGAGAAACAAAACAATAGAAGAAGCCTACCCGTTACCAATAGCAGTTAGGAAGCTAATTAAGTTAATGGACAAAAAGACGAACCACGTAATTATTTGGAAATGTTACGACGGAATAATATATGGCAAACTTGAAAAACTAAAAGGTCAAATAAGGGTAGGTGGACGAATACCCCGCGAAAATTCCGTTAATGACATTGAATTAATGGCTTACTTTGATAGGTCTAAAGAACTAATCGAAAAAAAAAATTAAAAAAAAATTCAAAAAAGTTTGCTAATTAAAAAATAGTATTTATATTTGTGTATAAATAAAAACGAAACGCTATGAAAAACTTTGGAAAATATAGATTAGTAAATCAAAAAGAAAACGGGTATAAAGGTTTATACAAAAAATTGTTTTCAATTCTTGAGAAAGATTGCATTTTTACAGAATGTAACGAAGAAGAAAGTTATTTTGATGGTAACGATATGATTATAACGACAACTTGGAAACACGAAGAATCCGACAAATTACCAAAAGGAATTATTGTTTTACATTAATATAAACAAGGGGTGCGACTTGGTAACGCATATTAAATTTTTACGCTATGAAACATTTATTTAAATCGTTGGCAGCCTTCCAACAAGAAGTACCCGTAATTCACAAGGGAACGCAAGGCTTCGGGTATTCTTATGCTGATTTACCCGCTATCTTTGAGAAGATAAACCCACTTTTAGCTAAACACGGATTAGGGTTTACGCAGTTGCTTAATTCTAAAGAGGGTGAAAACTATTTAGTTACCGTACTTTTTCACGTTGAAAGCGGGGAATCTATCGAAAGCACTACGTTAATTCCGCAGGTTGAATTAAAAGGTATGAACTCTTACCAATCTTTTGGGAGCGGTTGCACCTATTTCCGTAGGTATTGCTTGAGTTCGATTTGTGGGCTTGTTACGGACAAAGATACGGACGCTTCGGGCGAACAAGTAAAACACGAACCAAAAAAACCTTCTATTGACCAAAAGCGTTTAGGTAAGGCTTTAGAAGCTATTGCAGGGGGTAAGTACACTAAAGAAGAATTGCTATCTAACTTTAGTTTAACAGATGCTCAATTAACACTAATCGAAAACGTATGAAAGTCAGGGCTTCTCAAATTGGTAAAATAATGACTAACCCCCGAAAGTCGGGGGAAGTCCTTTCGCAAACCGCTAAAACGTACGTTCAAGACCTTGTTTTAGAAGAAAAGTACGGGATCAAAAAAGAATTTAGTTCACGTTACACGGATAAAGGAAACGAAGTAGAAGACCTTTCGATAGGGTTGGTTAACGAGGTTCTCAATTATAATTTTATCTATAAAAACGACGAACATTTTAGTAACGATTGGATTACGGGAACACCCGACGTAAACACGGACGAAGTGTTAATAGACGTTAAGAGTTCTTGGGACGCTTCTACCTTTCCTTGGTTTGAGACCGAAATACCAAACAAGGATTACTATTTTCAGTTACAAGGTTATCTTTGGTTGACCGGTAAAAAAGAAGCCGTGTTGGCATACTGCCTAATAGACACCCCTTTAGAAATGGTTGAAGATGAAATAAGGCGCGCCCATTGGAAGTTGCATCTAATCGAAGAAAACACGGAACTACGTCAAGAAGTTGAATCTAAACACAAATTCGGACATATTCCTAAAAACCGACGGGTTAAATATTGGTTCGTGCAAAGAGACGAATCAGTTATAGAACAAATTAAAGAACGTGTGGAGCTATGCCGCGAGTATTATAATCTTTTAATGAAAACAATATGAACATAACACACGAACAAAAACACGAAGACACGGTACTAATGGCAGTAATGACAAAGTACCACGAACGAAGCAAAAAAGGAATACGAAAATACGGAACTAACTTGGACAGAACAGATGTAGATCTAATTGGATGGCTTGACCATCTGCAGGAGGAGCTAATGGACGCAACGTTATACATTGAAAAACTAAAAAAAGAGCTATGAAACAAACGGCGGTTGATTGGTTGATGGAGCAGTTAACGTAATCTAAATAAACCAAGTATGGAAATGGAAAATAAAATTAAATGTGTTCTTATAGATTTTGAACAAGGAGAAATAACACTGAGTGAAGCAACAAACACAATATTGCGTTTATTTAGTGTTAGTGGTCATGTACAAAATTACAAAGATTGCAAATTAAAATGTAAGTATAGAGATATTTACAAAAAAAGTATTTTGAAACGTGGTTAATTTTGTATTGCCACTAACACAAAGCTAAATGACGTTTTAATGTCTTTTAGCAACTGTTATGCGGAATGTAAAACCTTTAAACAACAAAGAACTATGAAACAAACAGCAGTAGATTATATTAAAGAGAAATTAATGTGCAATGAATATTGGTATGAAAATATGACCTTTGACCAAATAATTGACCAAGCCAAAGAGATGGAGAAAGAGCAAAACCATGCGGAATATATGAGAGGGTGGAAGGATGGACTAACTAAACAACAAGAACAAATCAATAAAGGATAAGGGGTAAATTTTGCCACATTAACTAAATAGAAATGATATGAAAGCAAAACTAACATTTGACTTACCCGAAGACGAACACGAATTTTACTGCGCAACTAAAGGCAAAGATATGTTTGTCGTACTTTGGAGAATTGAACAAGAACTCCGTAAACTATACAAGTATGAAGAACTAAACGAAGACGAATGGAAAATAGTTGAAAGGCTACGGGACTTCTTAAACGATAGCCTAAATGAAAACGAAATAAACTTAAACAAATAAATAAAATGGAAACAAAAAAAAACACGGGAGCGATTTTTAAAAACGACAAAAAGCAAGGTAACCAACCGGACTACCGAGGTAAAGTAAACGTAAATGGCAAAGAAATGGAAATAGCCCTTTGGCTTAAAGAATCAAGTAAGGGTACAAAGTATTTTTCGTGTTCATTTAGCGAACCATACGTGAACGAAAGCCCAAAACAAGTTCACACACAAATAATTGACGAAGACGATTTACCCTTTTAATTATGTTTATAGACGATTATTCACTACGAAACCACTTGCGTAAAATCTTAACTAAAAAAACACGAAACCAAATAGTTCAAGAAATAAAAGAAAGAGGCGAAAAAATGCATCAGTACAACATAGATAGATTCCTACAAGGAAAGTCTATAAGTTTGGAAACTGCCAAAAAGTTAGACAAGTACATTTACAGATTTTACAATGGATTACCCCCCGAATAAAACGGGGGTTTTTTTTATTTATATTTGATTAGAAATTAATTATTATATTTGGTGACAAACTAAACAAAATGGAATGGCTTAACATTGTAGCAAAAGACCACAAAGAATGGGTAAAAGTAGTCGAATCTTTCGGCGAAGATTTTTTTGCTGAAGATATTGTCCAAGAAGCCTACCTACGAATTTACAAGTATTGCCAACCCGAAAACATAATAAAGAATGGTCAAGTTAACAAAGGATTTATGTATTTTACTCTTCGCAATCTTTACCTTTTACATTTACGCAGTAATTCACGATTGGAAAAAGTCCCGCTCGAACAAGTCGTAATTAAAGACGAACCAAGCGAAATGGAAAGAGAAGAAGCCTACTACAAGTTATTAATGAAGATACAAGACGAAGTGGATTCTTGGCATTGGTACGACCAAAAACTATTCGAAGTTTATAAGGATACAGATTTAAGCATAAGAGACATAGCCAAAGAAACAACTATTTCGAGCAGTTCGATTTTTAACACT